GTCGGCCGCGGCTTTTTGTTTATATTGGTTGCGGCCTGCCTCGCTGTCTTTCGATGATTGTTCATCATCGCACCAAGGAGGCGCCCGCCCTGCTGCCGCTGTTCGCTTTGAATATTTGTCGTGTTTGTGCTTCTTTCTCCATTGTCGGCGTTGTCGCTTGTCCTTGCTTGGCTTGCGGCGGCGCTGAATTTGTTTAATTCGATTTAATTCGATTCAATTCAATTGCTGTTGAGTTGGCCTTTCCTCGGCGTTGAGTTGGCGCTGCCTTGCTTGGCGTTGATTGATTTGCTTCGGCCCGCTGCCCTTGTGCTTGTTTTGATCGCTCAAACGGCCCGCTTGAGCGCGGTGATTAACCCGACAGCCCCTTGAGTGCGTAGGTACTTCCCGGAGGGGGCTGCCATGCGGGTCTCGCGGAAGGTCCGATTTTTTGCTCTGTGTAGTGAAAAAAATAACGATACTTCATTCCAAAGAGGAGGTCCCATGGAAGTCAGCTTAAAAGAGTTGGCGGCGATTCTGCATCTGAGTGAACGCCGAGTCAGACAGCTGAGAGACGAGCAGGGAATCCTCACTCCGGAGCCCGGCACCGGCGGCAGAACGAAAGCCAAGAAATACAGACTGGAGAAATGCGTACCGGAATACATAGATTTCAAAATCGCTGGAGCTGCCGAAGGCGGCAACACGATCGTCAGGGAAAAAGAGCAGGCCGAGCATGAGCGGATCAAAAAGAAGATCTCAGAGGTAAAGCTCCGCAGGCTGCGGCAGGAACTTCTGGAAGCTAAGGATGTCGAGGAATTCTTGACCGAAATGCTCGTGGCTTTCCGGTCCAGGCTTGTCTCCATCCCGCAGAAGCTGGCGCCGCTTGTTGTAGCGGAGCCGGATGTCAACCGGATCAGGGAGCTGCTGGAGGGCGAGGTCTTCCAGGCAATCGAGGAGCTGTCCGGATATGACCCGCTGAAGATCGACACCGGCGCGGATCTGGAGGACGAATCGGAAGACGAAGAGGATTCTGAGGATGAGTGACTGGATGGCGTCGAGGCGGAGAGCCGCGAAGGTTTTCATAAAAGTACTGAATCGTGTGCTGCAGAAGCCCGAGCGCCTGACGGTCAGCCAGTGGGCGGAGAAATTCCGCACACTGGACGAGTCCACTAACTTCTCCGGGAAATGGTCGAATGACATAACACCATATCTGGTCGGGATTATGGACGCCTTTAATGATCCTTACATTGAAGAGATCAACATGGTCAAGTCCACCCAGCTCGGTGGCACTGAGGCCCTGTTCAACATGCTCGGCTGGATCATCATGAACGATCCTTCGCCGACCATGCTTGTATACCCGACCGATGACCTGGCAAAACGGATATCGACCGACAGGCTGCGGCCGTCGCTGACGAAGACACCAGAGATCGCGGAGCGCTTTCTGCCGAATGCCTCGAAAGAGCTCCGGCTGAAATTCCAGGGCATGAACATCTATCTGCTCGGATCCGGATCCCCGTCTAAGCTGGCATCGACCTCGATCAAGTACCTATTCTTTGATGAGATCGACAAGATGGAAGGCGCCAGTAAGAAAGAGGCGAGCCCGTACAACCTCGCAAAAGAGCGTGTCAGGATCTACAAGGGAGACCGGAAGATATTTACCTGCTCCACTCCTACGCTGAAAGAAAACTATGTGTGGAGCCTGCACGAGGCGGCTGAAGCACAGTATGAGTACTTCGTGAAGTGTCCACACTGCGGTGAAGAGATCCTTCTGAAATGGCAGTATATTAAGTTTCCTCCGGCGGGCGAAGGCCTGACGAAGGAAGAGCGTGCCGCTCAGGCGGTATATGTCTGCCAGGAGTGCGGCTGCATAATCACAGATGCGGACAAGCTCCGGATGATCCGGAAGGGCGTCTGGAGGAATACGAAGGAAGGACCGCAGAAAGAGCATTACAGGAAGGTATCCTTCTGGCTGAACGCTCTGTATTCCCGCTTCCTTACCTGGGAAGACATCGCGAGGGAGTTCCTGAACTCAAAAGATGACCCGGATCAGCTCCAGAACTTCGTGAACTCGTGGCTTGCTGAACCCTGGGAAGATGAGAATTACAGGACCACATCGGACGCTGTACTGGAAAGACAGACAGACTGCCCGCAGTTCTCCGTCCCTGAGTGGGCGAAGCTCCTGACGGGTGGTGTCGATGTTCAGCAGAACTGCCTGTACTGGACAATCCGCGCGTGGGGGCCGTACCTGACAAGCCAGAACATCGCGCACGGCCAGGCGCTCGACTTTGGCAGCGTGGAAGAGGTCATGAACCTTTTTTACACCAAGGAAAAGACAGGTGAGCAGATGCTTGTCTCCCTGTGCCTGATCGACTCCGGATACGATGCCGACAGCACTTATGAATTCTGCGCCAGCAATACGGACTGGTCGCTGCCGGTCAAAGGAACTTCCCACTCGATGGTCAGCAATTTCAAGTTGTCGAAAGTGAACTCCGTAAAGGAAAACACTGCAGGCATGTCTCTGGTCATTGTAGACGGCGCCAAGTATAAGGACAGTATTGCGGGCAGGCTGAAAAAACCGAACGGACGCGGGTCATGGATGGTTTACCGCGGCTGTGATGAGGACTATGCGCAGCAGGTTACCGCTGAACACAAGGTGAATAAAAAGACCGGATCAGGGCAGACACAAGCCGTTTGGGTGCTGAAGCACTCACACGGGGACAACCATTATTTGGACTGTGAGGTCTATGCCTTTGCGGCAGCAGATATCATGGGTGTCCGTACGCTCCACCTGCAGGAATCGCAGCAGATTGCCGACCAGCTGCGGAGCGGTGTCGCGGATCCGGAGCACCAGGACGGTCAGCAGTTTGCGCCGGAAGAAGCCTGGATACAGAAAAATGAGAACTGGATATAAGGAGTTTTGAGATGGCTGACGAAATCAGTACAGCTTTTAAGGATATGACAGCAGCCGAACAGCTTGGAGTTGTGAACACTGCTATCTATTCTATTTTGGTTGGCGGGCAAAGCTATAAAATTGGTTCGCGCAACTTAGTCCGCGCAGACCTCTCACTGCTCCGGGCGATGAGAGAAGAACTGCAGGCAGAGGTTGCCGCTGAGGGCAACAGCTCCCTGTTGGACAATACTTATGTGGCTGTCTTCGAAGAACCGAGGTGATGTCTATGAACTGGTTAGATAACATAATTGCATGGATATCGCCCCAGGCGGGTGCACGCCGGGCGGCGTGGAGATCCGAATATGAAAGCCTGCGGCATTACGATGCAGGCAGTGATCATAGATTAAATGCCAATTGGTATCCAACAAACTGGTCTGCAGAGGTGACTGACCGCCAGAGCCGGGACACCGTCAGGGCAAGGGCCCGCGATCTCGAGAGAAACTCAGACTTTATGTCCGGAGTGCTTGGAGCATATAAGCGGAACGTGGTCGGCAGCGGTTTCACCCTGCAGGCACAGACTGGAAAAGACGAGCTGAACACGGAGCTCGAACAGCTCTGGAAGCGGTGGTGCAAATCCAGAAACTGTGATGTCACCGGCACGCAGTCATTTACTGAGATGCTCCGGATGGCTGTGGTCCGCAAGAAGGTTGACGGCGGAATCCTCTTCGCAAAGAGATATACCTCTGACGGAATAGTGCCGTTCAGCCTGCAGATGATCGAGGTCGATGAGTTGGACACCAACCACATCGGAACGACAAACTCAGAAAACAAAACGGTCGGCGGGATTGAGTACAACAAATACAACCGCCCGGTCGGCTACTGGATCCGCCAGTATGCAATAGATGGGTATACGGTCACGGAGCCGGTCTATATCAAGGCCAGCGATGTGATCTTTTATTATACCAAACGTCGGCCCTCCCAGATCCGGGAGATGTCGGACATGTCTCCGACTATCACCCGGATCCGAGACGCCAACGAGTTCATGACAGCGGTATCGGTCAAGCAGAGGATTGAAGCCTGCCTGTCGGTGTTCATCAAGAAGAGCGTTCCCGCTCAGGGCATCGGGCGCGGAGCCGCTGCGGATAATGCGGGCAAGCACTCCTACGATGGCAAGACGCTGACGCCCGGCATGATCAAAGAGTTGAATGCCGGTGATGATGTGCAGGTGGTCAATCCGCTTGGACAGTCTGCGGATGCCACTTCGTTCACGAAGCTGCAGCAGAGACTGATTGCAGCAGGGCAGGGCCTGAGCTATGAGACCGCGAGCCGTGACATGTCGGAGACAAATTACAGCTCGGCGCGTCAGGGACTGATCGAGGACGGCATGACATACCTTGAAGAGGTCGAACAGCTTACGGCAGTCATTGATGAGATCTATGAAACATTTGTGATCTCCTGCGTCCTTGCCGGACTGGTGAACATCCGGAACTTCTGGAACGATAAAGACACTTATCTGGCCCATACATGGATCAGAGCGCCGAAGGCATGGATTGATCCGCAGAAAGAGTCTAGCGCCACGAAAACGGCGCTTGAGACCGGTCAGAAGACCTTCCAGCAGGTTGCGGCTGAGTCTGGCCGTGACTGGCGGCAGGTGATTGACGACATGGCTGAGGCTGTGGAATACGCAGACAGCAAGGGCTTAGATCTGAGAGGTATCTTATATGGCACGAAAGAAAACAAAGAGGCCCAGCCGGAAGAGACTGCTCCGGGAACTGAGCCGGATGACGCTGACCAGGTCAGCACCGGAACCGATCCAGCAGAAGGATCAGAACCTGCAGAAGAATAACGGTACCCGCGACATCAGCGAGGTGACAATCAGGGCTCTGGAAGAGAGCGAGAACGGACGGAAGTTTGAGCTGTCCTTCTGCTCTGAAGCACCATATGAGCGGTGGTTCGGTACAGAGATCCTTGACTGCTCAGAAGCAGCAGTTGATTTGACGCGCCTGAACTCAATCGGGTGCGTTCTTTTTAACCATGACAGGGATGAAGTGGTTGCCAAGATCCTGCGAGCGTGGCTGGCAGATGGCCGCGGCTATGCAGAGATTGAATTCGATTCGGATGACAAGTCTGAACGCATCTATCAAAAGGTAGCATCCGGGACGCTTAAAGGCGT